TACAGCCCATACAAGTAATGCCAATTCTGCAAAACTAAATTCAATCATGTTCCCGCCTGTTCTGTGGTTGTGTTGCCGTGTTGTTCCGTGGGGAACAACCCGGGTGTTGTGGGATCTCCGCTGCGCGGAGCTGTTGGCGGTTGCCACATATCATTAGGCTTCTGCCAGATGTATAGCAGTTGCATATTGAGATGAAACCTTTCATCGTCGTCATACAGTGCTCTGCATTTGTCGTAGTACTCTTCTGGAAGCAGTCCTGCTAAAGCGTTAGCCGCTTTGACGGGGCCTAAGCCCTGAACACCAATGATGTTGTCACTGCGATCTCCAATAAGACTTTGCATGTACAAAAACTTAAGGCCCTCATCATGCGTAACAGTCTGAAAAGTCTTCTTAACAAAGTTGTAGTGCTTACCCGGTATCTGAAGCAAGTCTTTATCAATGGAACAGATGACTGTTGATCCACCGTGTTTGTCTTGCTCTATACCCAACTGGTCATCAGCTTCAAATCCTTCACACATCACTGCTTTGTGTTGTGTTACTAGGAACTCTCGGACTGCTTGCCAATGTTGTGGTCTTGCATCAGGTCGTTGTGCTTTGTAGCTAGGTGCTATCTCTCTACGAAAGTTACCAGACCCTGTTAGGTACACACCATAGCTGTCTGCTTGTGTGTCCTCTAGGATGTCCTGCATAAGCTTATCTGCTCTAGCTAGGGCTACCCATTGCTCTGTCTCTTCTGCTGACGCTGCGGCCCTGTAGACCACAATGTCACCGTCGATGAGTGCTCTCATTTGTTGGCTTCTTTCTGTCGGTGTTGCTCTAGGCGTTCTATGCGTGCTAAGTTGTAGCGCACAATGCTGTTGTAAAAATCTACGCTACTTTCTGCTTCAAGCAGACTAAGCTTAGCTTCTTCTAACTCTGAAATAACTACTTCCAATGGGGTTGGTGTGCGTAGTTTTTCTTTAATTTGTTTGACAAGAAACATTGTTTACCTTTAAGGAGGGAACACTACTAATTCACATGAAGCAGTGTTTATGAAACAACCCTTGGAGAGTTGAGCTGTTCGGCGCTAACCCGAAACTTAGCAGTGTTCCCAAAACAGAAAATGGGGGCTTCGATTTGGTCTTCAACTAAGTAGGACAGAAAGCCAGAAAACTTCCTACGTTGACATCCTCGAATGCTGGCTTAACAGCCCCCAAAACTATTACATGTTTTCGATAGAGTTCATTAAATACGCATGAGCCTGAGCTTGAGTTAGTTCAAATCCAAACGCTTCTTTAAACTTAGTGTTGATTAGTGCCAACATCAAATTATCTAAAAGAAATGTAGCTGCAACAGGTTTTACAACTTTAGGTTTGTTTGGTACTACAGGCTTAGCTTTAGGTGGACGACCACGACCACGTTTGATTGCTTGTTCAGTCATATCTAACTCCTTTTATTAAAACATTTCATTTTCAGACGCTGCCGCACTTTCAGACATAGCTTCTGCCATGTCCAAATCACCTGCGGTATATGCCTCAAATGTGCGAGCAAAGTCAATGATCAGACCAAGATTGCTCTTATCCAAATCAAATGGCTTAGCACCACGAGCTGCAATGTACAAGTCAGTAGCACGAGCTAGTGCGTTCTGACGAATGATTGCACGATCACCATGCAGTGCTGGAATAGGAAACACTTTTTCTTTGTAGCTGCTGTACGCTGCTTTAGGAGCTGCGGTACTAGTAACAGCAGGAGCTGCTGGTGCTGCTGCACGACTGGTAATGTTGACTGCTTTAGTCTCAAGACCATACGTACCAGTAACACCATCAAAGTCTACGGTGTAGCCTACATCAACATTGGGGTTCTTAAAACCACACTTAACCCAAGTGCCATTAACCTTAAAAGAATAGGTAGGTTTAGTACCAAACTTAGTGGTTACGTCTTTAGTGGATACGGCTTCCACAACGCCAGACATCATTGTCATCTTAAACTTCTTTCATATCAAACCAATTAGTGCCAAAACTAGCTCCTGCATTGAGCTTCAGTGCTAGTGGCGTCTTAAATATCTCTTCAAAGTGTTTATGTGTTTCTTTCAGTGTGTCTGTAATCTCCAATATAAAGTTAGCGGCAGAATCGCCTTTGACATCAAACATTAGGGAATCGTGAATGGTGTTAACCATCTTCACATCATCCCTATCCTTTAGCTTGCGAAAGATAATGCCCAACATCATTGGGACAATATCACCCGTAGCTAATCCTTGAACTGGATAGTTCTTAAGTTCTGTTGGACTGAAGTTGTAGGTACGGTCAGACCAACTTGATTCGTTGTAGTACTCTGAGAACACAAACTTGCGTCCAGTCTCAGTGTCTAGTGTGTACGACCTAAACTTTTCTCTGAAACCATCTTTGTCTAAATCGTAGGAAGCATCAGACTCAACCTTCTTAGCGAAGGATGTGTGCCAGTCTGCAACTTGTGGGTAACGACCATAAAAGACATCAATAAACTTCTTAGCTTCGTCAAGGCTGCAACCAGCCTGTTTGCTAATAGCTTTGGCACCAGCACCATAAATAAGTTGAAACGTTCTAGCCTTGAAGGGCTTACGTTCTTCCTTAGTTGGATACCTACCAAACATGTCTTTGTATAGCTCTGAGTGAATGTCTGCACCTCCACCAATGTCTGCTATGAGCTGCTTGTCCTTAGTCACATGGGCAAGAGCTACAACCTCCAATTGGTTGAAGTCAACTTCGACAATAAGACCGCCATCATACCTAGAAACAAAGATTTGTTTGATAGGGTTATTACTAATATTTTGTAAATTAGGACTGGTAGAAGACAAGCGACCTGTGACAGTTGCTGTGTGATTAAGCTTGCCGTGAATAAATCCGTTAATTACATGTTTAGACAAGCCTTGCACATACGTAGACAATTGTTTAGACAGTTCTCTGTATTTCAACAATGCTTTAATGATGCTCTGGATCTTAGGATCAAACGTGTGATCTAACATGTTACTAAGAACGGAGTCATCTACACTGACTTGACCAGTCTTAACAGAGACTTTTTCTGGATCAGGTTTGTATTTAACAGCAGGCAATATTTCTACAGTCTTTTCCATAAGCTTGAACTTAGGATTGCCATTTTTGTACAGACCAACTTCTTCTTTGACCTTAATGCGCTTCTTACCGCCAAAAAAGAATTGACTCCATTGCTTAGGACTGTTGATGTCATCTATGCTGCCAACAACTAATTCTTCTAGGTCTAGTTTTACTTCAACGTATTGATTAACAACTTCTACGGTGTAGTCAGCCAATCTCTTTTCGTCAATCTTAAGACCATTGAACATCATCTCGGTGGTTGCGTGCAATGCTTCCATCTGAGTCAAGATCAATGTTAATTGACCGTTGCTAGTCGCTTGGTTGTATTGCAACTCAGCAATGCGTCGTGTGACTTCTAAATCGTGTTTAAGGTACGGTTCTAATTCCTCACGAGGAATCTTGTCAGACCCTAGACCTGATTGGAAATAAGTTTTGATCTTGTCATCTTTGGTTGGCAGACCATATTTAACACACATCTCATCAAGACTAGCCCACTTGCTGCGTTGTCCTGTAAGGATATATTCAGCAAGTTGTATGTCCCAAATCCTTGATTCTTGAAACACAGATTTAAGAGCAGGACTCTCACGATACAAATACAACAAGTCAAATGAAATGTTGCAGCCACAGAACGTAGGGTTGGTTTTAATTAGTTCTGCTACAGCTCGTTTAAAGTCTTTAGGATTATCTGTTACAGCAGGGCCAAGACCCGTATGTATCCCATACAACACAACTTTGTTGTCAGGGTGCATAGGGTGTGCTAACCCTACGTCTTCATTACCGTTGAGTGTAGTCTCAACGTCTATAGCTACAAAGAAAGGTTTCATTCAAATCTTGCTCTGATTGGATCTATGGTTACAAGGAACTGACCATGACGATCAGACTCCATGTGCTTAGGCCCGCCACCGGGCAATTTGTTCTTAGGAACATTGATGGTACGAATCATTTCTTCTTCTGGGTTTTTAGGCTCCTTGTATTTGCCAAGAGTGATAACAACGTCCGCTTCACCCGGTTTGTCCGTCTTACTTCCACGGAGAGCATCCAAGCCGATAAACGGAGGGTCTTTAAGATCCACAGCCGTAGCACTGAGCTGAGAAGCTGCAATGACAGGGCCATAATTTCTGGCAAGTTCCCTAGCCCATTTGTAAATCTTGCCCAGTTTAATGTCTTCACGCTCGTCTCCTTTGTCAAAGCCACTGACCTTATCTAATTGGTCAAAGATGATCATGCCGGGGTTAGTCTCTTTAAATAGAGTCTCTAAGTCACGTACATTGTTGGTGTCTTTAGTAACACGGATCTTGTCTTTGTTACCACCCATCAATGTTGTGTAGTTGTCCATTGCTTCTTTAGAGTTAGCAATGATGTCACCAGACTTCATACCAAGAGCAGCCTGCACAATACGAAAAAACACAACAGAAGATTCTTCTTCGTTGTTGACCCACACAACAGGGCGATCAGCAGGAAGCTGTTGTGCAATGTAGCTGATTTCGCTTGCTAAGAACGTTGTCTTACCTACCTCTACTCGTGCAGCGACAATAACAAAATTACCGCTACGGAGAGGGCCAAGGGAACGGTTGAGTACATCCAAACGCCATTCAAAGCCAGTACTAGTGATGCGATCCGCAATGCTAGATAGATCGGCAGAAACAAATAGCTCATCTTTTTCAATGAACCTTTCCACGCTTTTGAGAGCATCAGTTGCAAGCATGTGTACATGTTCTAGGTCACTACCACCTTCACGTACACGTTCACACTCTTCCATGATCTGAGCTAAGTAGTCCAGCTCAATGATGTTCTTGATAACTTCTTCGTGTGCTACGTGTGGTACATAGCTTTTAGCTTTAGTAAGAGTGATACGTAGTTTGACCAGTGAGTCTTCTGTAAGACGTTTGCTTTGGTCTGCAATCAAGAATGCAGAAAACGATTCCCAGCTAAATGTCGTAACACTAGGAAACGCTTTGTAGTATCGCTCCATCCCGTCAAGGATGATGTTGGTTTCTTTGGCTACAACATGTGGTTTGATGTGTCGCCGGTATTTTTGTAAATTTTCTTTGCTTTCAGCACAAAGAAATAAGACATCGTAGTCCATTAAAGCTCCAGAATAATTTTATTGAGTTCACTAGGTGAACATTCTTTTGGCTCTTTGCCAACGTTGATTACTTTGATGTTGGTAGTTGTTGGAAGAAAGTGTTTTAAGTCTTTCTCTACTCTAGCTGCTCCTTTCATGCCTGCTTCATCGGGGTCTAACCAAATAAAAATATGGTCAAAGTTAAAGTCGTAAATTTGGAGTAGAGTTCTGTCTGTGAGTGTTGTTCTTAGTAACGCTACAGAGCTGTTGCTTGTTTGTGAGTTGATGCGGTATGCGCTGAGATAGTCCTCGGTAATAAACAAAGCACTTCCAGCAGACTTAAACCAAGCACTTTCTCCTTTGTCAAACTCTCTGGTGTAGGTTGTAATGTATTTAGGTGTTGCTCCCGGTTTGAGGTTACGTACTTGCCAACCAATAACCTCGTTATTAGGGTTGAAGAGTGTAAGTGCAACTTGATGTGGTTGATCAACTACACCATTAAAAAAAGTGTTGTTTGGCAAAATGTGGTACGAATACAACCACATTGATGCAGCAGGTTCAATCCATCTTAAAGCTGGTGGTTTATTGAGTTCAAAAAGTAACTCGTCTTTGAGCGTAAGCCATGTAGACAAACGTGACCCATAATCAGAAGCAAAGCCTGCTTCGTTGCAATGGTGGCAATAAGCAACCAAACCGCTAGAAGTACGTTTAATGTACAGCCTACGTTTTTTGTCTTCACCAGCGGAACATCCAATGTGGTTAACATGGATTTGATCTCCTATGTTTGGTGCAGCAGGGCCAATTGTTTTGATGAGTGTGCGATCAATCATGTGATTTCCTATAAACACAAAAGGCAACAGCCCCTTACGGAGCTGTTGAGTTTTTGAATTTTTAGATGTGTGCTGTGCCGTAAACTTTTACAAACAGTTCGTTTGCAACTTTACGTTGTGTGTCATTGAGTTTGTTGAGATACACAAGCTGGTAAGCTTTTGTAAGGGATGAGCCATACGAAAGCTTTTTGCAGATGCTGAACAACGAACGAGGTGAAAGAGTCAAATTCAACTGACCAGAGACATAACCTTGACGAACCAAGTTAGCAAGCTTGACAAGCTCCTTGGTTGCTTTCTTGGTGATGACAGACGACCATTTGTTTTGGATCATCTTTTCCTCTACTTCGGGTGCTAAGTAGCCAACATAGACTGCTGTACCGAAACGATCTAACGTAGCAGAGTTTTGTACGTTTGTACCTGCGTGTGAACCCGTATCGTCGCCTTGACCTTGTGTGTTGCCAATAGCCACAAGTTTGAAATGCTCGTGTGGAATGATTTGACGATCCTTGGTGTTACCCGGCATCTCTTTAAGAAAGAGCTTGCCGTTGTCCTCTAGAAGCCATTGCAGACCCATTGAGATCTCGGGAGGTGTTACGTCCCACTCGTCCCAAGCAAACACAGCACCATAGCGTACAGCTTCGGTAACAGCACCGTCTACCCATTGTGTAGAACCGTCTTTAGCAGTGAGTTGACCAAAGATCATTGACGAGTCCATGTCACCTGTGCAGTTGATACGAACAAACGGACGAGATGTACGAGCACATAGCTGTTCAATCAGCGAAGACTTACCTGCACCTGTTGGGCCATAGCAAAGCACTTTCTCGTTCATCTCCCAAGCACGCAAGATGCTCATAGCCAGATCAATGTCAATCACATACTCAGGATCAACATTTGGAATAAACGAAGCAATACGTTCATCCCATTCGTACTTGTCAAACACTGTAACTGGAAAGTCAGAGTTCCAATCCATGCCTGTGGTACTAGTAACAGTTGAGAACAACTGCTGATTTGCATTCAACGCAATGCCTTTAGGAGCATCACTGCTTATTGCAATAGGTTTTGCTATTTCTTCCTTACCAAGCATGTCCATAATCAGGTCAGACGGCTCTTTAGGAGGAACTGTTGTAGTAGACACTTTACGTTTCTCCAGTGCTTCCTTGAATGCTTTTTTCACAAGATCCTCTACTTTGTCTACACCAGTCGAACTGTATGTGGTTGTAGTTAACGAACTACCTGCTACTGATAAAGTACTAGACATATCCAATCACTTTCTTTTCTATTAGGGATAACAACTTACTCGGAATCTGCTCAGGCTTATCTACTACATCATGTGCTGAGTAGTAGTGCTTAACTGTGTTGCTGCACAAACCAAGACCATAGATGTCTACTTTCTTTGCTTGTTCAATCTCTTGAATTACTTTCTTAGTGAATGCTTCTAAGCCCCAAGACGATTTAGATGCTGCTGGTTCCCCATCAGACATAACAACAAACACACGCTTACGTTCTTTGCGTTTAAGCAGTCGTTCATAAGCCCACAGAATGTTCTCACCGTCAGGATTGCCTTGCATGAAGTTGCTGCTTTTAGCAAAACTGTCAATAAGAGCATCGTTGCTAACATTTAAGTCTGAAAACGATTTGTAGATAAACATTGCAGGTGGGTTTCCAGTGTCGTATGTATCGCTAAAGCCAACAATCTCGACTGGAATACGCAACGTAGTACAGACTTCATTCATCAACAGAGCAGAAGCAAGAGCATAGAATGCTTTATCTCCGCCCATAGAACCTGACATATCAACCAAAATTGAAATGGCAGCATCTAGAGTTTTGTTTTCAATACGAGTTTTAAACACCCGTTCGTTAAAACCGGGAGCATTAAAACAAATGCGAGACAACCTCGACTGGTCTAACTTGCCTTTTTTTACTCCGTATTGAGTTTGTACCCTAGCTCTAATCTGAATTAACTTTCGTACTTGCTGTGCAAAGTTTTCTTGAGAGACTAATTTGTCTGCTACTCTGGCTTTGTATTCACGTTTAAAACTTCTAGAGTCTGAACTGTCTGCAAAATATGAACCAAAGCCAATCCCCTTGGGGTAGTCAACAACAACAAACTTGTCGTAGTCAGTCATGTCCCAACGCTCAGTACCCTTTAGATCTACAGGTTCATGGTTGACACCAACTTTGCCCATAGGCTTACCAGTGTGAGGCATAGTCAAAGACATCTTGCCCAAATCTTCTTTGGTAAGTTTTACAGTGATGATTTTGTACTCATCATCTTTGTTGTCTTGTTCTTCAACCTCTCCACCTTCAGCGTCTTGGCTTTCTGCACTTGTAGGAGTTTCAGCATCACTTTTCTCACTACCTGTAGCTTTTGTTTTAGCAGATGCTTTATTTTCTGCTTCACTAGCTTTTGATGGAGATTTGATTCCAAGGTCTTTAAGAATGTCTACAGCCAAGTCATACGTAGCTTGAGTACCTAGTCTTTTGTCCAGAATCTGCTGACAAGAAACAAGACGATCAGAATAGTTATTAAGAACATCTATAAATTTCTTATCAGGAGTAAACCGACTAGTGACAGCCTCAATGGTTGGGAAAAGAGCTGCTGTAATGTAAGATTCCCAGCACAGCAGTGATCGCGTTAGAGCCGCAGTAGGAGACGTTTCCTTAAGACTACGAACTAGCATTTTGTCGATTAACTTGGATGTTGTTTCATCCCAGTTAAGCCTAAATCCTAGATACTCTCTAGCTTCAATAGCATTGATACGGGAGTCTTCTAAGAAGTTCCACACAAACATTAGTGCGCTAGATGGATCAAGTTTCTTTTCTTTCAACAACTCAAAAGAACTAAAACGTTCGTGTGCAACCTCGTGGTCAACAGACGACATCAGTTCTTTGAGTTGGTCTTCAGTAGTTGAGACAGTAATCCGAGGCAAATAGATTGTTTTGCCATCATGCCTTGGTTGGTTAGTGTCTTCAAACTCTACTGAAATGCCAGCCCTACCTGCACTGGCACGGATGTACTTTGTTACCTCAATAGCTTTAGTCAGCATGTTTAATGAAGTCAGATACAGCTCGATAGACTAAACTGGCGTCTACCTCAGCAGGAATATCCATTAGCAGCTTGATGATTTTGTCAGCATGTTGATTCCAGCTAACAGGTTCCTTGGTGTCTGTCTTCATAGCTTTGATTTTGTTCTGCAAAGCAGTCTTACCAAAGTATGTGCCGTTAGTGTCTACAAGCTTGATGTTGAGCTTCATAGCACTGAGCAACACAGACTTACCTGACCGCCAAGGGCCGGGCATAGACTTAACCTCAAACTCTTTCTTGATCTGTTTTTCAGTCTCAAGCAAGTCTCGTTGAAAGGTGTCTACAGTTCCATGAGTGAATGCTTCCGCAATCATCTTTTCAAAAGTACTTGTAGCAGACGCATCTGAGACTAGGCTCTCAGTTGCTGCTGCATACAAAGTCGCTAGGACAGGGGTAGTCATAGTGGCTCCAGAATAGGCGAAATTGCCTCCACATAGCCCTGTTGGTGCAAGGCCATGTAAAAGTGTTTTACCAAGAAGAGTGATAGTAGAAGTCCCACTCAGCAGGCCACTTCAAACATTCTTCAAGTTGATTGATAGTGAGCTGCAAGTTCTCTATGTACCAAACATCAACTTCAGAAGCTCCAAAGAAGAAGCCTTTAGTTGGTGGTAATAGTTCAAGAGCCTTCTCTTTGTTACTAAGAACCTCTTTGCATAAAGCTACAAGGTCTTGTAGTTGCTCCAATGTGACGTTGTACTCTCCACAGTCATCTGTACCACCTTGTACCTTGTCTACAAACCATCCATGAATGGCATTAGCTTTGCGCCAATAAGCAGCTTCAACAACGACTGTTTTGACTTCAGCTTTGATTTCAGGGAATGCTTCAGCAATCTTGTCTTTTGTGTCTTTGTCTGCGTCCCACAGGTAACGCTTTCCATGCAAGTACATATCTAAGCCCATGATCTATCTCCAGTGTAGGCAACATTGCCAACATAGGTCACTCGTGTGAATGACCTATAGTGTTGTGTTACTTGGGATGGTTAAGCAACCAGTTGTGGAACTCAGCAGAGTCTCCTGATTGTTGTTTGATGTTGTTGTTCTCGTCGTCGAAAAGGTCACGAGTATCCTCTGGATTTAGCTCGACTAGAACGTCATCAAACTCATTTGTTTCTATGTAAAACAAGGTCATGATAGGTAGCTCCTATAAATGTGTGATTAAAAAACAACAGGAGGGCGCAGCCTCACCGCCCCCCTTAAGGGCGGGGAGCAAGCCCGATACTTTTGATGAGCGAAGCCCACCGCAGACCGTATGCCAGCTACGCTGGCGTCTCGGGCTGCTAGGGCTGAGCGTTAGCTTGTAGTGCGTTTGGGATTGAGCTGTTTGAGCATCTCTGGATCTGTGAAAAGCATGTAGTTGCTCTTGTTCATTGGTGCTATGGTGTGCTTGACACGTTGTGCCAGCATTTCTCCACACTCCATGCAAGTTGGCCTAGCCATCTTTGCACGTTGTGGTTCAACACGTACTGCGTAGCAGCAAGTACAGATTGGAAGATAATTCTCGTTCATTGGAACACCTTGTCAATGACGGTTGGTTTGCAAGTTTTAGAAGCTACAAATGGGGTATTAGCCCAGATGTAGAAAAACACCATCAGTACGGCTGTTGCCATACCGATGTGTCTCAAAAAAGCAGTAATATGAGACATTAATAGATCTCCCGACGATCATCCCACTTGTCTAGACGTACACGGGAACTGACGAAATTGTTATTAGGAACATTGCTAGGCTCATCTAATGAGCTTATGAACTCGTTCCACTCGTTGCTCTCCAGTAAGTTAAAGCCAAGATGTTTGGCGTACTTAGTAGCAGAGTAGAGAGTTGGTTCTGTGAGTAGCAGTGGTCTACAGTTATGTTCCCACTCGATAGCAGATACACCGTGATTAGCTGGACGTAGTACAGCATTGTCATTGAGGTATATTAAGTGGAACATACTACATTCTCCAGAAATATATTGCAAAGGGTATACCTATAGCACCAGCTAGTATGAGTGATGCAATAATCTCTCGTATAAGAGAGTTACGTTGTTTACGATAGTAAACATCGTTAGTTATGTTGTAATGTTGTCTCATAATAAACTCCATATTCTTAAATAAACAGAAGGTCGCCGCCAATCGGCCCCCCAAAAGGGCCGAATGGCAAGACCGCAAAGAGTAATGAGTAGCCAGCAGACCGTGTGCCAGCTACGCTGGCGCGACGGTGTGCCTGTGTTACTAAGAACATGTAAATCCTTTGTAAAAGAAAAAAAGCGGCCCGAAGGCCGCCCTTGATTAGCGTTCGCCAGAGTCAATCTTTTCGCTACCGCTGGCGCGTGCTCGTGCCGCTTTGTCGTCTGCCAGACGGCTACGAAGGGCTTTTACTTCTCCCAAAATTCCCCGCACGTCGTCTGCGCGAGGGTTGTCGTAGTTGTCCATGCTCCAGAGAGCGTTGGACAGCAGTTGCTGTGCGAGGTAAATCTGCAAGCCAGCGGGCTTGCGAGAGGTCGCATTGGTAAATGCTACAAAGTCAAAATCATTCTGTGCCATACTAAGCTCCTTAGGGTTAATGAGGATTTACAGAGTCCTCACAGACGCCCTCCCTAGTGGTGAGCCGCTTGCGGCGAGTCGCGCGTACAAACGTCAACAGGATACAGGCGGCGCAGGCCGCGCGATTAGCAATGCGGAAAGGCGTAGCCCTTGCTGTGACAGGTTCTCAGCTCTGCTGAGGTTCTGGCGCAGTTTCTGCAAAGTGGCAAGCACTAAACAACAACAAGACCAACAACACAACTGTCTTGCCACTGGTGCTAACCCGACGGGGGGGCTGGACTCTGTAAATTTTCAGGAACATTAAGGGGCTAAGTGTGGTTCAGATGAGTTTGGCTGAAGGAGCGTTTGCCAAGGTGAACTATTGCAGGCTTGTTGGATTGTAGGTTTGCCTTGCACGTAACTGCTTTGCCAACCGATATGGAGTGTGGATAGCTGCGATAGCCCTTGCGTAGATGATGTGCCTCCGTCAACATTTTGGGAAAGAAAAAGTCTTTCGGAGTTGTATGGTAGATGATGAAGTGGTATGAGTTCGTGTTAGGGGTAGTAAAAGTTGAAACTGGTGTGCGATAAGCGAGGGTGGTTTTGGGCTGCGTTTTATGCTTACACGTAGGTAGGCATAGACACCAAACAGATAGCCTCAAGAAAGGGTGTTTTAGAGGCTTACAGGCACATCAAACAATGGATAGAGAAGTAGGCTATACATCTATGTTCAATGGGGGCTAAGTTATTGATTCATAAGGATGCGTGAAACACACCGTGAAACATATAACAACGGGGGCTGTGGATAAGCTGTGGATAAGTATAGGTGTTACTAGTAATCTAGTAGGTATAGGTAGTAGTTGTAGGTTTACCTATATGTCCCTGTAGTAGTAGGGGTAGTGGGGGGAAATGTTTTTGGTCTTAATTTTTACTTGTCAAGGCTTACAACGCTGCCACAAGTTTTTAGAACAAGGGGGGGATACCCCTTATGATAGCAGTCCTCGACCTCAACGAGGTCTGCGGAAAACAACGGGGGGTAGATGCTTGAAGGTGCTCGTCCTTACAGGACTCGCATAAGGCATAGAACGGATAGACATAAAAAAAGGGCCTTACGGCCCTACTACTAACAACACTCTATACCTGCACCAGAAAAAGAAAAAACGGTAAAAAAGAAAAAGAATATAAAGATTGTACACCAGCTTTTTAGGAACACAACTACTGATCGTTTGTACAGTCCTCGTCTACGACTGCGGTACAGTGTGTTGTACTTTTACAAAAGGATGATATAGTTCCGTCGTGTTGGTGTCCAAGCTAAAGGTCTGTGACATTAAACGAGTCTCCTTAAGACCGCCAACAATAGTTTTTAACCGAGGAGCATCATGGCTACAGGAAAAAAATCACCAGCATGGCAACGTAAAGAAGGCAAGTCTCCTTCGGGTGGACTGAATGCTAAGGGTCGTGCTTCTGCTAAAGCACAAGGTCATAACCTTAAAGCACCTCAACCTGAAGGTGGTAGTCGTAAGGATAGCTTCTGTGCCCGTATGGGCGGAATGAAGAAGAAGTTGACTGGTACAGCTAAGGCTAAAGACCCTAACTCTCGTATCAACAAAGCTCTTAAGAAGTGGAAGTGTTAAGTGGCTACTATCAACACTGGTACACAACCTAAAGGTTTGTATGCCAATATTCATGCAAAGAAGAAACGCATAGCCAAAGGTTCAGGGGAAAAGATGCGTACTCCCGGCACTAAAGGTGCTCCTACTGCTAAGGCTTTTAAACAGTCTGCCAAGACAGCTAAAAAGAAATAAGATGAAAAGAAAGACCTCTACAGATCGTAGGTACAAAAGATCTATTTGGACACAAAACCAAAAGCTTCAGGCTGTCAGTACGTACCTGATGCTAGGCAATCTGTCAGAGACAGCTATTGTTACGGGTATACCCTTGCCTACCCTAAAGATCTGGAAAACTTCTGATTGGTTCAAAGAGTTTGCTCTTCAGCTTCAGACTGAAGATGTTCAGCAGATGGACTCTAACCTCAAGCGGGTTATAGACAAAGCTCTTAAAGCTGTAGAGGATCGGTTGGACTTGGGAGATGCTCAGTTTGACCAACGAACTGGGAAGATTACACGAGTGCCCGTCAAAGCTCACGTAGCCCTAAAGATCACCACTGACTTGCTTACTAAGCAGGACAAGATTCGGGAAGCTCCTGTCAAAGAAGAAATCGAGAAGACCATTGATGATCGTCTGTTGCGTCTCAGTGAAGAGTTTGCTCGGTTTGCTTCTATGAAAACTATTGACGTACAAGGGCAAATAGTTGAGCAGGCTTAATGCCACAGTGATGGAGGGGTTTGTCAACTCAGTTCTACGCAAGAACTTTGACAAGCCTGCTCCTACTCCTGATTTCCACAAAGAGATGTGGGAACTTGTTACTAGTAACAGCAAACAAGTAGCCATAGCTGCACCACGGTATCATGCAAAAAGTACAGCCATTACTCATGCCTATACCCTTGCTTCAGTCTTATTTAGAGAGTCTAGGTATGTCCTCATTGTCTCGGATACGGTTACGCAAGCTGTCCAATTCCTTGGGGATATTAAGAAAGAACTACTCGACAACGAAGATCTACGTTCGCTCTTTGCGGTATCGTCGTTTCCAAAAGATACCGAAGATGATCTCATTGTGGAGATGGAGGATGGCTATACGTTCCGTATCCAAGCTAAAGGATCAGAACAAAAGCTCCGTGGATTAAAGTGGGCTAACCTCCGTCCTGATCTTGTCATTGGTGATGACATGGAGAACGACGAGATTGTTATGAACAAAGACCGGCGTATGAAATTCAAACGCTGGTTCTATGGTGCGTTAATACCTTGTATATCTTCTAGTGGCAAGATTAGGATTGTTGGAACTATCCTTCACCTAGACAGTTTGCTTAATAACTTAATGCCTTCTTCCCTACTAACTAGTCATAGGGGAGTTAAACACTTTGTTCAAGAAGACTTAAAAGAGTATTCTCTTAATTTGTTACCTTGGAAGTCAGTTAAGTATCGTGCTCATACTGATGACTTTGAAGTATTACTCTGGCCTGAAATGAAATCGGCTGAAGAGTTTAGGCTTATGAAAGATGACTTTGTACGCCAAGGTCTAGGAGATGTTTACTCTCAAGAAGTTTTAAACGTTCCTATGGATGTTACAGACACCTTCTTTAAGCCAACAGACTTTCAAGCCATGAAGCCAGAGGATCGTAAAAAAAAGTTGGTCTACTACGCTACTTGTGACTTGGCTGTGTCTCAATCTCAACGGGCTGACTACTCAGCCTTTGTTGTTGGTGGTATGGATGAAGAAGGAAAGCTGTACGCTGTACATGTGATCAAACAACGTATGGACGCACTAGAGATTGTGGATACAATCCTGATGCTACAAAAGATTTATAAGCCCGTACTCTTTGGATTTGAGCAGGGTACTATTCAGAAATCTCTTGGCCCATTTCTTAATGAAGCGATGCTTAAGCGCAACGAGTTTGTCAACATTGTTCTACTCAAGCCTAGTGGTGACAAACTGACTCGTGCTAGAAGCGTCCAAGCTCGTATGAGAAGCGGGGCTTGTCGGTTTGACAAAGATGCTGAGTGGTATCAAAACTTTGAAGATGAGCTGATTCGGTTTCCTAGAGATAAGCACGATGACCAAGTAGATGCTTGGGCTTACTTGGGCTTAATGCTTGATAGGATGTGGGAAGCTCCAACTGAAAAAGAGCTTGAAGAAGAAGAGTACGAGGCTTATAAAGCCGAAAACAATGGGATGTACCAAGGACGTTCCGTAACTTGTGGGTATTAAAGATATGAACCTCAAAGACAAATTTGACCTCAAAGACATCATGTATGAGGCCAACATTGCGCCCATGCTCTCCAAATCAGACTTGGACACAATTGGTTCTCAAGTTGTCAAAGACTTTGATAATGACTTGATCTCTCGCAGCTCTTGGGAAAAACGAACTGAGGCTTCTCTTAAGCTTGCTCTTCAAGTTGCAGAGACTAAAAACTTTCCTTGGGTCAATGCCAGTAATGTTAAGTTCCCTCTCATCACTATTGCAGCATTGCAATACCATGCTCGTAGTTACCCCGTATTGATTGATAGTGACCGGCCTGTTAAGTGCCGAGTACTTGGAGAAGACAAAGACGGTCTACGTGGTCTACGAGCTGATCGTGTTGAGAACCACATGAGCTACCAGCTTCTTGAAGAAGACGAAGACTGGGAATCTGAAATGGATAAGGTCTTGATTACACAACCTATCATTGGCTGTGCATTCAAAAAGACTTACTACGATCCTATTCGTAAGCACAACATTTCAGAGAACGTGTTGGCTAAAGACTTGGTAGTTAACTACTGGACTAAAAGCTTAGAGACTGCTCCTCGTGTTACTCACGTATTGCAAATGTCTAGAAATGAAATCTATGAGCGTGTAGCTCGTGGATTGTGGAATGAGATCTCTGAAGGTCGTCAACAAGGTTCGTCAGGTTATGCAATGGGCAACAACTTGCAACAAGCGCAAGACAAAGCTCAAGGTATTACTCCCCCAGAACCAAACGACTCTAGTACCCCCATTGAGATTCTTGAGCAGCATTGCCACATTGACTTTGATGATGATGGTTACGCTGAACCGTACATTGTGTATGTGCGCCGTGATAACAAACAAGTTGCTCGTATTGTTGCTCGTTACACTGAGTCTGACATTGAGTACAACAAAGACAAGTCTGTAATCCTTGGCATTAAAGCTGAGCAGTACTTTACTAAGTATCCTTTTGTTCCTTCTCCTGATGGAGGTTTCTATGACTTGGGGTTTGGCGTTCTTCTTGGGCCTCTTAACGAATCAATTAACACCATTATTAACCAGTTGGTTGATGCTGGCACTATGGCGAACACTGCTGGTGGTTTCCTTAGTCGTGGTATCAAGCTTCGTGGTGGGGAGTCTAGTTTCCGTCCTATGGAGTGGAAGCATGTGGACACAACTGGTGACGATCTTCGCAAAGGGATTGTCCCTCTTCCAGTACGTGAACCCTCTCAGGTTCTGTTCACCCTGTTGAACTTGTTGATTGGTTATGGAGAACGCATCGGTGGTTCAGTAGACATCTTGACAGGACAAAACCCCGGGCAAAACACTCCTGCTGAAACTACTCGTACTATGGCTGAGCAAGGCATGAAGATCTTTAACGGGATCTTTAAACGTACTCACCGTAGTCTTAAACAAGAGTTTCGCAAACTGTATCGTTTGAATCAAATCTTTATTCAAAAGAATACGGCTTACGTAAGCAATGCTGTTAACGCTGGTATTGTGTTGGCTGAAGATTACAAAGGCCCAGTAACAGACGTTATGCCTAGTTCTGATCCAAGCATTACATCTGATGCTCAACGTATGAACCAAGCTAATGCTTTGGCGATGCGTGTGCAAGCAACACCCGGTTTGTATAACCGCTATGAAGTGGAACACACATACCTTAAAGCTATGCGGGTTCCTAACATTGACAAAGTGTTGCCTGATCCTAAAGGGCCTAATGCTGTACCTGCTCCAACTAATCCTAAGTTGCAGATTGAACAACTTAAACAACAAACTAGACATGCTGAGATGGAGCTGACCATGAAACTTGGTCTGCTTAAACTTATGGGTGAAGCAGAAGTTAACCAAGCTCAGATTAAGAAACTTGAAGCAGAAGCTGAAGTGCTACGCATTGGTGTACTGCATGAAGGTGAAAAACTTCGTCTCCAAGAAATTAACACGCAGATTGGTATGCAGCGTGAACGTCGTGAGGGCATTCTTAGCTCTATCGACACAATGAATAAAGTCTTTGCATCTATGTCTAAAGACTTGCCAGAGCAACAAGCACCTCAAATTCCTGACATGCAAGGCATGGCTGGAGCTATGGGGGGAATGGGGCAACAACCACGATGATCTTTAAATAGGAGTAAGAATGGCATTAGAGAAAGTAACGTTGGAAAATTTTGAAGAGTGGCAACACCACCCAGTAACTAAACAATTTATGAAGCAACTTCGGGATGACCGAGAGCAACTCAAAGAAGGTTTAGCAATGGGTACGTTTGAAGATGATGCAGAGATTAAAGGCCGTTGCCGAGTAATTGCTGTCATCCTTGACATCCGGTATGAAGATATGTTTCAACAATAGTAAGAAAGAGTTATATGAGTAATCAAGCTGGAATTAACCCCGTAGGACATCGAATCCTAATTAAGCCTTTGGAGATTGCAGAAGTTTCTAAAGGCGGGATTATCTTGACAACCGAGACAACTAAAGACCGAGAACAAATGGCTAATACTACTGGTGTAGTAATTGCTATGGGTGATGGTTGCTATGTTGAAGACGCACAGCCTTGGTGTGCAGTTGGTGATAAGGTTATCTTTGCTAAGTATGCTGGTCTGCTTTACACAGGTAAAGACGGTCAGAACTACCGCATTATTAATGACCACGACATCACTGGAACACTTGACGCTGATGTTGATTTGGTTGATCCGTATTTGTCTAAACGTTAATCTAGGAGTAGTATATGAGTGAAGAACAAAATGTTTCACATGAAACAGCGCCAGAAGTAGTTCGTGAAGCTGAGTCGCAAGGCTGGGTTCCTAAAGAACGTTTTCGGGGCAATGAGCAAGATTGGGTTGATGCTGATACGTTTGTAAAACGAGGTCGTGAGATTCTTCCTATTCTGCGTAAGAATAACGAGAACCTGATGAAAGACTTGAATCAAACAAAGGAGCAGTTGAAAGAGTTTCGACAAGCTGCTGAGGAATTTAAAACATTCCAACGAGAAGCATACGAACGCAAAGTAAATGATTACGAAGCCCGTATTCGAGAGATTAAAGAAAGTCGTGCCCAAGCCATTACTGATGGTGACGGTCAGAAAGTTAATGCACTTGACGATGCCTTGGATGAGGCAAAGGATAGTCTAAAAGAAGCTAAGCAAGCTGCCCAAGATGTTACTAGTACCAAACCGCCTACTGTTGAAACACCCACTGATCCTAACTTGCAAGTCTGGTTGGATGAAAACAAATGGTTTGGAACAGATCGTCGTATGACTAGTGTTGCCAACGGCATTGGTGAAAGTCTTCGTTTAGAATTTCCCGGCCTTAAAGGTCAAGAATTTCTTGAAAAGTTAGATGAGGTGTTGCAAGAAGAGTTTCCCGACAAGTTTGGTAAACAAAAAAAGAGTGCTGCAACTAGCCGTGTTGAGTCCGGTTCAGGGCGTAGTGGTCGTAGCAGTGGCGGTAGCCAACCAAGTTATGACAACTTGCCTGCGGAAGCAAAGGCGGCTTGTGATCGGTTTGTTAAGCAAAAGCTTATGACCCGAGAACAATACGTTGCAGATTTTGATTGGAACTAAACTTAATTTACGAAAAGGAATATACTATGCCACGCGCTTTGACTTATGAAGAAAAACGTGACCGCAATATGGCGGCACAACAAGTGCAACAAGATAGCCCAACTGCTTTGGCAGATGGTGCAACCCGCAAACGCCGCAACGTGTTTAACGGAACAGAAGCTAAGTTAAGTGTCCAAACACAGATACCGGGCTACCACCTCCACGTTCTAACGGACACTGGTGGACGCATACAAGCAGCTATGGATAGTGGCTACGAGTTTGTACGGCCTGATGAAGTGGGAGGCGTAAGTGAGAATGTGGTCAGTCGTAATGGCGACCTTGGAGAAAGAATTAGGTTCCTTGTAAATCCCCGTGCTGAAGGCTCGGAGCAATACGGCTACCTAATGAAGCAGCGGCTAGAATGGTACGAGGAAGATCAAGCTGAGCTTCAAGCTAAAAACAATCGCATTGACGCTTCTATTCGCAAGGGTAAAGTAACTGGAGACAATCCATCGTTCTATACCCCCAAAGGTGGAATCAAACTTAACTAATGTTTTATAAGGAGTCTTAAATGGCTAACGTAAACAAAGCTAACGGGTTTAGTCCTGTTGGCAACTTGCTGGGTGGCAAGTGGAATGAGCAGGGTCGTCTATACGCTATCCCTACTTCTGACACTACCAACAGCTATGCAATCGGTGATTGCGTGATGTCTGCTTCTGGTTCGGATGCCAATGGCGTTCGTTACGTCCAGAAGTGGGGCGGTGCTACTACTACCTCTGCTCTGCCCTTGGGTATCATTGTTGGTATTCGTGTTGCTGATCCGGGCGTAAGCTTGGTTGGTAACTCTCTGTCGTTGGAAAAGGCATACATTGCTGCTGGTACTCGTACTAGCGTTCGCTATCTGTATGTTGTGGATGATCCATTTGTGTTGTTTGAAGCACAGTTTGATGCTACGGGTGCTACCCAAGCTCAGTTGTCTTTGAATGCTGCTGTGACCATTTCCGCTGCTAACCAAACTTCGTTGGGCAATAGTTCTCCTTTCTCAGACATGGTTCTTACCGGCCCTGCTGTGACTGCAACCTTGCCAATTCGTTTGTTGGGTGCTGTACAAAAAGGCGACAACCAAGTGACTAGCGCAGCTAGCCCTTACGTTCGCGTTCTGTGCAAATTCAATTACCACGAATACGGTACTATCGGTTCTGCTTCTGGCAGTGTCGTTAACTACCTTGCTGTTTAATTAAGGAGAATAAATTATGGCTGGTGTAATTACTACCGCATCGCATCCGAAGGCTCTGTGGCCCGGAGTTAAAGCTTGGTGGGGTCAAACCTACAATGAGCATCCTGAAGAGTATGTGGATCTGTTTGATAAAGACACTTCTAACATGAACTACGAAGAAGATGTTCAGTTGTCTGGTTTTGGTCTGGTTCCTGTCAAGTCTGAAGGTCAAGGCACTAACTACGACTCGGAAATCCAAGGCTTCACTACTCGCTATACGCACGTTGCTTACGCAATGGGCTACATTGTGACTAAGGAAGAAATGGACGACAACTTGTACGAGCAAGTGTCCAAGAAACGTGCTGCTGCTTTGGCTTTGTCTTTCCGTCAAACGAAAGAAAACATTGCTGCTAACGTTTACAACCGTGCATTCAACGGTACGTATCTGGGTGGTGACGGAGTAGCTTTGTGCTCTTTGTCTCATCCTAATACCTCTGGTGGTACGTTTGCTAACAAGCCTGCTGTTGATGTGGACTTGTCTGAAGCTGCTTTGGAAGATGCAGTAATTGCAATCATGGGTCTGCAAAATGACCGTGGTTTGCTGGTTGCTATTCAACCTGACAGCCTGCACATTGCTCGCCAAGAAGTGTTTAATGCTCAACGCATTCTGCACTCTAGCTACCAAACTGGTAATGCCAACAATGACATTAACGTCATCAAGTCTGGCAACTACCTGCCCGGTGGCTTTAAAGTGAATCACTACTTTAGTGCTCCTCACGCTTGGTTCATCCGTAACACCATCCCCGGTGGTACTGGCTTGAAGTACTACGAGCGTCATGCTGTGACGTTTGATCAAGACAATGACTTTGACACTATGAACGTCAAGGCAAAAGGCTACGAGCGTTATAGCTTTGGCTGGTCTGATCCTCGTGCTGTGTACGGGTCTAACGGCCCCTAATTGTTACTAGTAACAAGCCCCTCCCCTAAAAAGGAGGGGTTCTTTTTAACTTAACTTGGAGATTTATCATGGGTTACGAAAAGCGCAAATCAATGGGTCAAAAACCTGATGTCATGGTCAAAGCTAAAGGCGAAGAAAAAAAGAAGCCTGCTGCTAAGAAGATGGCTGCTAAAAAAGTTATGCCTAAGAAGAAAATGTAACGTAGAATACAACCTTCCAATGACGCCCTTAACTGGGCGTTGTTTTAAACAACGTCAAAGGAACTTATCATGTCTGCACCTACTCGCCTCTATAGCGGTCTTTCTACTGCTTACCCTAACGAGCCTCTGTACTCGTTTCCCTTTTTAGACCCTTTTCACACTGGTAGTACGCAAGCTCTTGGCAGCTCTACGTATACCAATGATTTCAATACCTTGATTGGTACTGACTACACTGTTACTGGTACTAGCTCAACCTTTGCTTTGACTGCTGGTATTGGTGGACAAGCTATCTTGACTCCCGGTGGCACTACTACTGCAACCTCTGCTTATAAGAATGGTCAGTTTTTTCAGTTTGTTAAAGGCAATCGTGCTTGGTTCACTACTCGTGTTCAAGCATCTGCTGTAGCTGGCAACGTATCGTTCTACGTTGGTATGCAATCAGGTTCTTCTGCTAACGATGGTCTGTGGTTTTCTAAAGCAGCATCTTCGACTTCCATTAACTTGGTGTCTGTTGTTAACGGTACTTCCACTACTTTGGTAACTGGTGTGGCTACTGCTGTTGCAGCTACTTGGGTTGAGTTGGGCTTCTATTACGATGGTACTGACATCATTGTGTACTCTGGTAGCAGCACTACTGCTATGGGGCCTGTTGCTCGTATTGCTGCTGCTACTATTGGTTCTACTGGCACTACTTTGACCAATGCTTTGATTGCTCCGGTGTTTCAAATTACACCCGTTGCAACTGATACTTTGACTGTTGACTTTGTGTTGGCTTGCCAAGAAGTTCTGCGTTAATAGGAGGTCGTTATGACTAACTCAGTAACGTATCAAGTCCTTGAAGAGGGGCCTCGCAATATTATTGTTAAGGTTGCAGGAGTGCTTGACACTTCTGATTACAGCCTTAACACTTTTATTAGCATGGCTTCTAGCAATCAAGGTGGCACTGGGCCAGTACCTACTCAAGTTCGTATTGACCATATTGACTATTCGATTAGTGATCAATTGGAAGTCCAATTGTTTTGGGATGCTTCAACTGACGTTGTAATCCTTCCTCTTGCTGGTCGTGGTCGTATGTCCTTTTGGAACTTTGGTGGTTTAACCAACAACGCAGGAGCTGGTAAAACTGGTGATGTGTTGATCAAGACTACGGGTTGGACATCTGGTACTCAGGTGTTCTCCGTTATTTTGGAGTGCGTTAAACAAGGCCCCAACTTGTAAAGTACCTAGCTATGGATAACCAACAACTGTTTAATCTTGTTGTTTCTATAGCTGGGTTTCTTGCCACGTTTGTGTTCTATCAGGTTATGCAACGTCTTCAAAGAACTGAAGATGCGATAGCTTCTATTAAGCAAGACATGCTTAAAGACTTTGTTCACAAAGACGACTATCGAGTTGACATCAAAGAACTTAAGGACATGGTTCGACAAATCTTTGACAAGCTAGACAACAAACAAGACAAATAACTTGTTACAACTTATGAGTGTTTAATAGGAGTCTATGTAATGACCTCAACTGTATTTAGTAGCGGGACGGTTATTACGGCCCCTTGGCTTAATGATGTAAACACTAAGACGTATGCTGATACTAGTAACACGGTAGCATACCAACCTGCTGGCACTGGCGCTGTGGCAACCACAGTGCAGACTAAATTGCGTGAATCAGTAAGTGTTTTGGATTTTGGTGCTGATCCAAGTTTTACAGCAGCAGTTAATGCGGCAGCTTTTCAAGCAGCATGGACAGCAAGTAATCCAAAAGCAGTGCTAGTTCCTGCTGGAACTTATTTATTTACTGGAACTGTAACCGGAAAATTTTATAGTTTTGGAGCAGTAACTATTTCTGGTGGAACTGTGACAAGCATTACAAATCTTGTTCCATGAGCAATAGCAAAATATCAGCACTAACCTCTGCTACTACGCCACTGGCGGGTACAGAGGTTTTGCCGATTGTGCAGTCCGGCGCTACAGTTAAGGTTGCTAATAACGATTTGCGCCCTAAACAAATTCAATCAAACGCTACTTCGGGTATTTTGCAGATTGCAGGGCCAGCCGCAGCATCAACACGGATAATGACAACCCCGGATGCCAATTTTACAGCAGCCCGAACTGATGCAGCTCAATCATTTACCGGCGATCAAACGCTTTCTACGGGCAATCTAGTTCAAGGCACTGCCGCCAAAGGCATCAACTTCACCGCTAACACCCCTGCATCTGGCATGACAAGCCAGTTGCTGAATTGGTATGAGGAAGGCACTTGGACACCAACAGTAGCTGCTGGCGTTGGTGCAATTACTACCTATACATCTTCTGGTAAATACACTCGGATTGGCCGTCAGGTAACGGCAACATTTATTGTTGCAGTTACTAATAATGGAACTGGGGCAAGTTATTTGACTGTTACAGGCCAACCATTTACTGCAAGTGGTAACGCTTCTTTATATGGTTATAACCAATCAAGCGGCGCATCTGTGACTGGTTTTTTGACTGGTGGAACAATGTATTTGTATAACTATGCTGGTTTGTATCCTGTTGCTACAGGTCAAACCCTTAACTGCACAGTAGTTTATTTTATCTAAGGATTTCAAATGGCACTTACCAAAGTAACCAATTCAATGATTCGCAGTGCTCCAGTTAATGTGTTTGATTACATGGCTGACGCACAAATTACAGATGTTTTAGCATATACCTTTAGTGTTGATGTCACATCAGCTTGCCAAGCGGCATTGGACGCCGCAAGAGCAAACAATCTTGATTGTTATTTTCCCGCTGGTGGATATTTAGTAACTGGCTTAACAATCCCTGGTTCTTCAGCTACAGCCAATACTTCTTTTAGAATTTATGGTCAAGGTTCAGGGCAATTATTTGTAAGAGCTATGACTGCTGGAACAATTCTTAAAAGTGTTACTAATGCTCCAATTCTTACAGATAATACTATTACTCCACCTAATAGCAATGGAAGAATTTGTGTAGATAACATTCGTTTTGAAGGTAGTTCCACTACACCTGTTGTTGAATTTAATGCTTTGTATGGGTACTGTAAAATTCACGATATTAATATCTACCAAGCAAATACAGGTGATGGTTTATATATTGGCTATTCTGCTTATGCTGAAATATACAATGTAATGTCTTTAAATAAAGATTGGAATACTTATTCTTTGGGTGCATCAAGAGTGGGCGTTGGTTTTAATTTTCCAAATGCTTATGATTCAGGTCTTGTAAGCATTTCAAATTGTTCAATGCGTGGGTATTTAACTGGTTATCAAATTGGTGGCGGTGCAGGAAAAGCTATTTCAACTAGCATTACTCGTTGTGAAGCATCAGTTACTTACAATGGTATTTTGTTATACGCTACAGACAAATCTGTTGTTGATAGCAATTATTTTGAAGGTGGGGATGGCGGTATTGGTGTTGGAAACAATACTTCTAATTACACAACTATTTCAAACAATATTATTTATTCAGGATATTCCATTGGTATTGCGGATGCAAATAGTGCAACGCAAGGAACTTTAATTACAGGAAATATTATTAATATTGGTGCTGTTGTAGGAGCATATGGAATAGCTGTAAACACATTAGGTCAAAACAAAAATGTAATAAATAATTCTATTGTTTGTACCGATGGAACTGCAAATCAAGCTGGTATTTTTGTTGATGGTGGCACAAATGCAAGATATTACATTACAGGAAATGATTTTAACCCTAGAACTGTTTGGGCAGGAGCAGGAGCATCAAAAATATCAACAACAGCTACTTGTTTATTATCAGGAATTACTACAGGTTCAGATGGAAATTATGAATTTCCAATTTTGTCACAAGGTGCAATCGTTCTTTATTCCTATATAAACGCTTTAACTCAGGCCAATGTTGGAACTAATACTTTAACTGTTCCTGAAGGTAGTTATTTTAATGTAACTGCAACTACTCCAGTAACAATAAATAGATTAAATGCAGGTGCAACAGGAAGTCAATATATTATATTTAGAACAACAAATGCCAATGCAACTTTTACTAATAGTGCTTTTATGTTTTTAGCTGGTGGCACTTCGTTTAGCGGCCCTGGGACAATTACTTTTATTGTTGATTACACAGGCGGTGCTTCACACGCTTATGAAATCGCAAGAACAGTATTTTAAGGAATACCATGTTTGAAAAAACAACCGTTGTTGACCGCATTGAGGTATTGGCAGACCACACTGTCGCTGTGCGCTATGTGGTGACTGTCACTGAAGATGGCAAACCTTTTGCCGAGCAGGTCAAGGGCAACTACTTTTATCCCGGAGATGACTACAGTGCTGAAGATGCTAAAGTGCAGTCTGTCTGTGCGTTGATACACACCACTGAAGTGATTGCTGCGTACCAAGCTGCACAGCAAGCTCACGACTTACCTTAACTTGTTATTAGGAACATCTTATGTCCAGCACATACTTTATTGATAACTCTACCCCAATAGTCTCTGCATGGCTTAATGATGTTAATGCTGCTACATATGCCAGCATTCCTACTTTGCAAACTAAACCTCGTGGCACTGTTACTGCTACGTCCGGTCAAACAGTCTTTACCGTTCCTTTTAGTTACGTTGTAGGTTCTAATCGTTTGTCTGTATACATTGATGGGGTACGGCAAATACTAAGTTCTAGCTACACTGAAACATCAACAACGTCTGTTACGTTTAGTGAGGGTGTTCATGTTGGTGCTAAAGTTGAGTTTATGGTGAGCTAACAATGTCTTACAAACCTAGATGGGACAATGGAAGTTGGAACGTCATCTGTGACTCGTGTGGTCGTCAGTTTAAAGATACCGAGCTTCGTCTTCGTTGGGATGGGCTTATGGTCTGTTCTGGTGATTGGGAGCCTCGACAACCACAAGACTTTGTACATGGTGTAGCTGACATACAAGCACCACCTTGGGCTAGACCTGAGTCCTCAGACAATTTTATTTTTGTTTGTACCCAAATAACTGCTCAAGGCATTGCTGACTACGGAGTAGCAGACTGTGCTCACGCAGGTAGAGACAACGGATACCGCCCTGTGTGTACTATGGAGGGGTCTATAGCCCTGCCTCCTACAGCTATTGCTGGATGTGTTGTAGCAGGTAAACTTAACCCCGGCTTAAACGACTTTATAGGTGCTGCATGAGTTCTACATACACAGTCACACGCGATCAAATCATTACCCAAGCTTTGCGTAAACTAGGTGTTCTTGAAATTGGTTCTACCCCTGACGCAGACACTGTGGCTGATGCTGCTGTGTCTTTAAACTTGTTGATCAAACAGTTTAGTACTGAAGGTCTTAAGCTGTGGAAAATTTCTGAGCTTATTATTCCTCTTACAAGTGGTCAAACTACGTATACGCTTGGTGGTTCTAGTTCTAGTTTGATGTACGATTCTTTGAATCCTACTGTAGCTATTACTGACAAACCTTTGAAAGTCATTCAAGGGTTTTACCGTAACAAACAAAGTACTCCTGCTATTGATACACCTGTAATGCTTGTATCTAAACAAGAGTACAACGTACTTGGTTCTAAGTTTTCTACTGGTACAGCCAACACTATCTTTTACGATCCTCGTAAACTTAACGGTGTGTTGTATGTGTACTTGACTCCTGACGTTAATGCTCAGACTAATTTAGAGCTACACATTGTTGCTCAATTGCCATTAGATGATCTCAACACTGCTTTAGACATTCCAGACTTTCCTAATGAATGGATGAACTGTTTGGTGTGGAGTCTTGCTGATGAGCTTGCTTTGCAATATGGTGTGCCCATGAACTCTCGACAAGAGTTGTCTCAGCGTGCTGCTATATACAAAGAGAAGCTTTCTGACTGGGATGTTGAAGCTGCTAGTACGTTCTTTAGTATTGACTATCGTTCTACGGGTAACACTGCGTATCGGAGTTAACTATGACTACTGAACGCATTCCTCTTACACAACCTATAGAGTCCCGTAATGGGACGTTTACTAAAGACTCATACTCATCCAATTGTGTTTTTGAAACACGGGATCAAAAACGAGAGTTTATTAAACGTCCGGGACTTGTGTACGCAAATCAGTTTGTAAACATTACTCCACCTAACACTACGCCCTCACAAGGGTTAACTGCGTTTAATGGTGGTCTTGTTGCTGTTATTAATAACACGGTGTACCAAACTACACCGCCATCAAGCACTGTTACAAACATTGGTTCTACTTCTGCTTCTACTAGTCAAAGTTATTTTGTACGCACATTTCTTGACCAGTACTTGTTTATGCACAACAAGGTCAATGGATACTTGTACAGCCAAGCTGGAGTATTTGGAGCTGTTACTAATGACAAGGTAGTTAGCATCAGCATTGATAACGAAGGACTTGGGTATAGTTCAGGAATAACCCTTAGTTTCTCAGGTGGCAGTACTACTGCGGCTACAGCTACTGTTGTTAACGGAAACATTACTGCTGTCACTATTACTAATGCTGGCAGTGGTCTTAGCAGTGCGCCGACTTGTACTATTAACAAGCCTAGTAACGCTACCCCTACCGCTACTGGAACTGCTGCACTGTTTACAATTACAGTGTCTAGTGCTACTGGTATTTATGTTGGTATGTACGCAACAGGTACAGGCGTAGCTCCTAATGCTGTTGTTACCAACATAGCTGGTACTACTATTACTCTTAGTATTGCTAACACTGCTACTGTGTCTGGCACTATTACGTTTGCAGACTTAGGTTCTAACGGAGTATTAACTCCTATCCTATGTGCATTTCCTAGTGGCCCGTACGTGTCTGGAACAGTGTTCTTAGACAACTATGTGTTCATTGGTACGTCTACTAATCGCATCTATAACTCAAACCTTGGTGATCCAACATCTTGGAATGCGCTGAACTACCTAACGTTTGAACAGACTACAGATACTCTTGTAGGCATTGTTAAGCACTTGAACTACCTTGTAGCTATGGGTAAGTCTAGTATGCAGTTTTTCTACGACAATGCTAATCCTGTAGGCTCTCCTCTGTCTGTATCTCAGGCATACACCAGTGAAATTGGTTGTGCTAACGGGGATAGCATTGTGTCTACAACCAACACTGTGCTTTGGGTTGGAGTTACTAAGACTCATGGTCGTAGTGTGTACTTACTAGATGGCGTAAGTCCTGTTAAAATTTCTACAGATAGTGTTGACAAGCATCTCGAAGCAGATGACATGAGCAAAGTAACTGCGTACTGTTACAAGTTTAACGGTCACACTCTTTATGTACTTACACTACATAACACTAATCAAACCCTTGTGTTTGATCTGGATCAAAAGATGTGGTACACATGGACTCAATACGCACAAGCTTCTAATGATCAGCCCAATCCCGGTGCTTACGTAGAGTCTTATTTCCGTCCTAGCTTTTATGCTGAAGTAAACAACTTGCCCTATGTGTTGGATGACGACACAGCAGTCTTGTATTACTTTGATGTCAACACGTACCAAGATAACGGGCAATCTATCTATTGCCGCACTGTCACTGACATCTTGGACAATGGAACTACTAAGCGCAAGTTCTACGGACGACTTGAGATTATTGGAGACAAGGTAACAGGTGTTATGCAAGTACGTCACAGTGGTGATGACTACCAAACATGGTCTAGCTACCGAGCAATTGACTTAAACGCCTCTAGATCACAAATTTATTTGAGTGGTTCAGATCGTCGTAGAGCATGGGAGTTTCTTGTTACTAGTAACGTGCCTCTTCGCTTAGATGCGGCTGAAATAGATTTCAGAATAGGTGAGATGGATCAGGAACAAAATGTTGGCGGTGGACGCTATAGGAGTTAAATATGGGATGGCTTAAAGATTTTGTCGATAACCCACTAGGCACTGTAGAAAACACAGTATCAAACTTTGTTCAAAGTCCGTCCCAATCTATTGGGCAAATGTGGAATACTGGTGGACGAACGGCTGCTGAACTAGCAGCATTAGTTTATGGAGGCAGTTCGTTGCTAGGTGCAGATGCTGCTGGTGGCGCAGCCGCAACGGGAACTAGTGGCAATGCGGCTGCACTTACTGCGGCAGGTATGAGTGGAGCACCTGCTGCGGCTACTGGTGCAAGTTCTATTGGAGGAACTATGAGTTCTCTTTTAAGTGGTGTAACAGGCGGTAGTAATCTTGGTAGCATTTTAAATATTGCTAGTGGGATTAACTCTATCTTTAATCAACCTAGTTCAACTGCTGCTCAAACTTCAGGTGATCCGTTTGCTCCATATCGTGCAGGATTAGCTGCTCAATACGCAGGTGCTTTGCAACCCGGAGCTTCTACTAACATTGAAGCTATGCCGGGATATACACAGTACAACACTGGTGTTATGCAACCTGCTTTGCAAGCTTCTCAACGAGCTGCTGCGGGTGCTGGTCAGTTGTATTCTGGTGGTGAACAACAAGCACTACAAAAAACTGGTCAACAGGGTTACTACGGCTTTATGACTGACTACCTTAATCGTCTTGCTACTGGTTCTGGTGCTAGTGCTAATCCTTTAGGTGGTGCTAAACTGGGCCAGGATGTTTCTACTGCTAACCAGCAAGGTGTTATGCAAGGTGTTAGTGCCATTGGGCAAGGTGTTCGTGGCCTGTTTGGTACTGGAAGCAATTTTACTGATTACGGTTCTATGCTTGGTAGTAACGCTGCTATGTCTGCGGCTCCTAATTATTTGCAAGCAGCGGGTCAATTGTCTACTCCAGACTTTAGTAGTATGCCTACTGATTGGATTATTCCTTAAGGCGCAACATATATGGCATACCTAATCTCCGATATGGCAGCAGGTAGTAATGCTGCACTACAGATGCAGCAGAACATGGCTGCTGCTCCTTACGTTCAACAAGACGTTGCTGCTAAAGCAGAAGAGACTCAACTTAAGCTTCAACAAGACCGTATTAAAGCGCAGTATGCTCCTCAAGAAGCTGCTCTTAAGTTGCAACAAGATCAAGCTGTAGCTGCTAAAACTAAGCTTGAAGCAACAATGTTAGGAGCTAAAGTTCAGACAGATGAATCTACAAAAAAGATTGAACTAGACTTTGCAAACGACCCTGCAAACAAAGATCTGCCTACTGCGGAGTACGCTTCTAAATTAGCTAAGCTAATGTTTTCAGTTGATCCAGTTAAAGCTGAGAAGATGATGTCTTACTCGGCTAGTGCTGATGCTAAACAAGCTGCTGCTGATGCTAAGAAAGCAGATGCTGCATTTAAAACTATTGGCTCTGCTTTGTCTTCTACTGCTGGAGCTAACCCCCAACAGTTTCAAAAGATGATTGAGCAATGGTCGCCTGAACAAGCTGCTGCTGTTGAAAAACAAATCCCCGGCTTTATGAGTGAGCGTGATCCTGCTCGTCAGAAAGCTCAGCTTGAAAGTCTATTGTGGACTCATAGCAATGCTACGTTGCAAATGAAGTTGCAGCATGATGATGCTGAGCACACTAAAGATCGTCAGTTCCGTTTGGATCTTGCAAATATTCGTGCTACTGCACAAGCAGCTAACCGCCAATCTCCAGAAAGCAAAACTGACATCAAAGCTAATACGATGTTCACTACTGCTAAGAGTGAGATTGATCGTAAGTACCAGAAGCAAGAAGACAAAGCTGAAGAAGAGCTTAAAGATGCCAAGCTAGAAGCAGATCAGTATGGCAAAGAAGTTACTTTGTTTGGTCGTAATCCTACTGAGCGTGCTACTAAAGCTAACGCTGCTCTTGCTGCTGCTAGTGATCGTGTTGCAGAGATTGATCGTAAACGTAAACAAGAGTATCTTGATACGGCTAAACGTTTGCCCCGTGGTGAAACACGAGATGCTATCTTGGAAGCTCTTGGTGGTGGTACTGATACCACAACTGATATGCCTGCTAGGAAAGAACCAGATGATCGTGGAATAAAAACTAACCGATCCACTGCACCGACTAATGTTCCTAAGAACATTTACACGGAAGACAAGCCTGCTGAACCTACTAGCAAAGAAGACTACGATAAACTTCCTGCTGGAAGCTACTACAAACAAGACGGTGTTGTAAAACGTAAGAGGGGTTAACTATGGCTGACTTTGGACAAAATGACGAAGTAGTCTCTAAGCCTTCTACTGTTACCTCTGCTGCTAAAAGTTCTTGGGGACAAGACGATGAAGTTGTAAGTAAACCTGCTGACACTAAACAACCCATAGTTGGTGGACGTGTTCACAACATTGTTCGTTCTGCTGTAGAAGCTGCTCCCAGTGCTGCTGCTGGTCTTGCAGGGTTTGGTGCAGGTATGGCTGCGGCTGCTCCTGTAGCAGCTAGTGTAGCCCCATTTACAGGCCCGTTTGCACCTGTTACTGCCGCAGCAATTGAGTTTGGTGGTGGGTTAGGTACTGCGTTTGTTGCATCTGGTGCTGCTCAAAAATTGACAGACATGATGCACAAAACATTTGCACCTGAAGACTATGCTCAGCGTCAAATAGAAAAACAACAACGTCCGTATGGAACATTTGCTGCACAAACACTAGCTAATCTTGCTGGTATGTCTCCCAAGACTGCTCCTGAAGTTGCAGGAAAGATACTGACTAACCCAGCAGTGCAACGTGGTGTCTCTGGTACTTTAATGGGTGGCATTGAAGCTGGATCTGAGTTGGCTAGTGAAGGCAAAGTTGATCCGCTTAAAGTGGCTGCATCTGTTGCTACTGGTGCTGCTATGCCCGGGTTTAATCCTGCTGGTAAAAAACTATTTGAAGCAGGTCAATCTGCTACTACCAAAATTCGCAGTAGTCTTCATAGCACTGCTGATGAAAAACCGTTGGCTCCAGAAGCACCTTCTAAAGTTAACTCAACACCTGAAGAACAAAAAGCTTTTCTTGATACTCTTAAAGCCAACAAAGCTAAGAAAGATGCTCAAGCTAAAGTTGTTCAAGCTGCATTTAAAAACAATGAGACTGGTGAGATTGAGTTGCATGGCCCTAAGCACGATGAGAATCGTAAAGCAGAAACTACTGACACTCACACACAAGGTTTTGTTGATGAGAACGGTAACTTCTTAGATCGTAAAGAAGCTTGGAACCGTGCTGCTGATCTTGGTCAAGTTGAACAAACTAAACCTTCTCAAAAAGATGGATTGCATACTACTGACCTACGTGAGTCTGGTGATAAGAATTTTGAGTTGTTTCATACACCTGAGACAGTAGAAGGTGTTCCTGTTGTTATTGATAGGGGCATGACACGTAGTACTGATGGTGGTGTTGTAGGTGCTCGGTTCAAACATGAGACCAATGAGATTGGTTTTAACCCTGAACATACGTACCAACAGTTCTTAGACAAAGCTTGGACTAAACCTCAAGTAGATGGTGTGTTCCCAATCTCTAAAGATGCTTTTAAAACACCACAAGAATGGGCTGACTTTGTTCTTCAACATGAAGCAGAGCATGTTAAAACTCCCCAACTTGAAGGACAAACTAAAGCTCAATACGAAAACCAAACTAACAAAGCTGCTCTTAAAGCTATTGCTGAAAAGAAAGCTAAAGCTACTGGTGAGCCTGCTACAGAGTTTCGTGCGGCTACGTTAGACGACACTGTTGCTCCTAAAACTATTTATCACGGAACATCTTCTCAAAACGTTCAAATAGATTCTGCTGGCAATTTAATACTTCGTCCTTCCTCTAACTTTGGAGGAAAAACTAATAGCGTTTCTTTTAGTCACGATTCTCGCGTGTCTGATCGCTATGCAGGAGACAGTGTTACTAAGTTGTCTGACGAACTAATAGATGACCCAGAAGCACTTGATAAATTAAAACCTGTTTCAATTGAAATCTCTTCTGATGCGGTTCAAAACCTTAGTCGAGAAAACAAAGAAGAGTGGGCTGTTAATACCACAGAACCAGTTGTAATTCCAAAAGGCAAATACAAAGTTGTAGAGATTGATCCTGCTCGTCTTAAAAAGTCTAATGCTGAGTACTACTCTGGAAAAATGGAAGAACCCATTATTGAGTGGAACAAATCTACAACAGCACCTAAACCTACAGAACCTGCTGCTGAGACTAAACCTGCTGAGCCTGTTGTTGACCGCACTAAGACTGATCCTCGTGACGTTAAGAGTCAACAAGAGTTCAACGAGATTGCTCAAGAGATTTATGAGAAGCATGGTGACACTAAGGCCATTGAGTTCTTTGAAGGTTACAAAGAGTACGTAAAGACTTGGTTAGAACCTATTGCTGAGACTGAAAAATACACGGGCATTAACCTACGTAACAAAGCTGCTAACGAACGAGTTACTAGTAACAACACCAAAGACTTGCTAGACACGGCAGGTAAAGACGTTGACCTTAACAAGTTAACGTATGACATTGATAAGGGTGTAACGCTTACTGGTAAAGCAAAACAAGTTGCTGATAAGTTCCGTGCTCTTATGGATGAGCTTGGTAAGCGTGCTCTTGATGCGGGTGTTATTAAAGGTTGGCATGAAGACTACGTAGCTCGTAACGTTGTGTCTGAAGGTGATGCACCGCCTACTGCTTTACAAGAACTAATCCAAGATTTGTTTGGTACAGGTGGTAAAGGTGATGGTAGCAAAACTACAACTAAGTACGGCAAAGAACGTGTACTAAAGACTCGTGAAGACCTTGTAGACCATCTTAATAAAATGAATGCTTGGTTAGAAGAAAAAGGTGAGAACTACCGCTTTAAGCTTAAAACGGACAACCTTGCTGAGATTTATCACGACTATGCTTCTTCTGTTGAAAAAGCAATTGAGAACAAGAAGCTTGTAGAGACTTTAATGCAGATTCGTAACCCTGCGGGTGAGGCTTTGATTCGTGAAGTCAACAAAGACAATCCAATTCCATACAACTGGAAGACCATAGACAGTGCTCAATTTGCAGGCATGGCTGTACATCCTGACATGGCTCCTGCTTTGAAGTTTGTGTTTGATGCACCTCCCGGAAAACTTATGGAGGCTTTAGGATCTATTTCTCAATGGACTAAACGCTTTAATGTTGTTGGTAGTTTCTTCCATGCTAAGTCTATGATGGAAGTTATGTCTAGTGCAGGCATTCCTATTTGGACTCCTGTTAAAGAAGCACTAGTGTTACCTGCTGTAGAAAAAGTTGTTAAAGGTGTTACAGGTAAAGACATACAGTTGTCGGCTATCTCTAAAGCTGTTGATCAATACCGCAAAGGTGGTGTAGGTGACAACGTAGACAAATGGATTAGAGACTCTGGTTTAGTACTTGAAGTGCCTGAAGATGTAACTAAAGGGTTTTTAACTTCTTTAGGTAAATTTTCTGATTCAATGATTGGTAAATTTGGCCCTAAAACTCGTGTGCTTGAAAAGTCTTTGTCTACTGTTGAAAAATATACGTTGGGTATGTTTGACAAATTCACATGGGACTACTTGCATACTGGTGGAAAAATTATGCTTGCTGATGCGTACCTCGATAAAGCTCGTATAAGTGCTGCTAAAGAAGGTAAACCATTTGATGAAGCACAACAACGTAAAGAGATTGCCAGTTTTCTTAACAACAGTTTTGGTGGTTTAAATTGGTTTGAAGCAGCTACACAAACGCAAAATGAATTTGCTAAACGTATAGCTATGGCTGCATATAGTCCTGAAGGTCGTCGTGGATTGCAAGTAGCTTTGTTTGCTCCTGACTGGACTATCTCTACGCTGCGTGCTTTTACTTCTGCTCTTCCTAAAGAACTAAACCCTACTAAATGGCAACCAGTAGAAGGCATAAAAGGAATGGTAACTCCTACAACTAAAGCAGACTACGCTAGGTTGTATCAATTTAAAACTGCATTGACATATTTGACTGTGTTAAACATAGCAAACATGATTACAGCTAACAGGCCAATATGGGAAAACAAAGATCCAACTCGTATTGAGTGGCCTGATGGTACGTCTATGCAAGCTATGAAGCACGCTATGGAACCGTATCATTGGATTGCTGATCCAGACAAAACACTTGCTAGTAAGTTAGGGTTTGTACCTAAAGCTTTGTGGGTTGGTTTGGCTGGTACTGAGTACGCTAGTCCTCAAGCTCAAAAACTTATTGCTCCCAGTGTTACTGGTAACACCAAAATTGATGAGGCTTTGGCTCGTGGATCAACTATTGTTAAATCTATATTGCCATTCCAAGCTCAAGCAGCAATGGATTCTCCAAAAGGAGAGGGAACTAAACGTGCGTTACTAGGAACAGCAGGCTTCCCTGTGTACGGCAAGACTCCTGAACAACGTAAAATTGATAAAGAAGATCGTAAGCTTCGTTCAGAACAGAATGCTTGGGACTACCACGAAGCTGAAATTAACGCTGGTCGAGAAAAACGTACAGCAGCTCACATTAAAGAAGGCAAACGTATTCAACGTGAGAATACAAACCTCGCAAAGAAAAAGGCTAGACTTGAATGAACATCCTAATTATTGATGCTGGTAGTGTGTGCCTAGACTTTGCTTTGCGTTGCCAAGCGTATGGGCACATTGTTAAATGTTACATCCGTAACCATGCAGACGGTACTCGTTCTCAGGTTGGTGATGGTGGGTTAATTACTCGTGTCAATGATTGGGAAGCCCACATGAACTGGGCTGACCTCATCTTCTGTACAGACAACATCAAGTACATCCACCAATTAGAACGTTACCGAGACAAAGGCTACCCCATCATTGGGCCTAGCATCGACACTAATCGTTGGGAACAAGACCGACAACATGGTGCTGAGATCTTTGAACGTGCTGGTATCCCGGTAATCCCCTCCACAGAGTTCAAGAGCTACGATGAGGCTATTGCTTTTGTTATTAAGAACAACAAGCGGTATGTCTCTAAGCCTCTAGGTGATGGTGACAAGGCTCTTAGCTACGTGTCTAAGTCTCCTGCTGACATGGTGTTTATGCTTCAAAAATGGAAGAAGTCAAATGCGTACAAAGGCTCTTTTATTCTCCAAGAGTTTCATGGGGGCATTGAAATTGCAGTCGGTGGTTGGTTTGGTTCTGCTGGCTTCTCTAAGCATCTATGTATTAATCACGAGTTCAAGAAGCTGTTAGCTGGGGATCTGGGTGTCTCTACTGGTGAAGAAGGAACCATTCTTTACTACGTACAAGACTCTTTGCTTGCTGACAAAGTGCTCAAGCCTCTTGAAGGCTATCTTAAGGGTCTACGTTACACCGGCTACATTGATGTCAACTGCATCATTGATGACAAAGGTACTCCGTGGCCTTTGGAGTTCACTATGCGTCCGGGATGGCCTCTGTTTATGATTCAACAAGCCCTGCACAAAGGTGATCCAGCCCAGTGGATGCTTGACCTGCTTGATGGTAAAGACACTCTAAAAGTTAGCAGTGATATTGCTTGTGGTGTAGTTGTGTCTATGCCTCCGTATCCGCATAACAAAGGTGTGCCTCAAGATGAACACGCTGGCTACCCTATGTTTGATTTGACTGAAGAGGATGTTATTAAGAACGTCCATCTTGCTTACGTAAAGCGTGGTGTTGCTCCTGCTATGGTTGATGGCAAGGTCAAGATTAAACACGAACAGTTTGTTACTGCTGGCAACTATGTGTGCATTGTTACTGGCACTGGTAAGACTGTAGAAGATGCTCGTGATGCTTGCTACAAGACTTTAAAAAAGAAGATCAACATTCCTAACAGCATTGGCTATCGCATTGACATTGGGTGCAGGCTTGAGAAACAACTTCCTGAGCTTAACAAAATGGGGTACTCTGACAAGGAGTATTGCGAATGCCAAGACTAACTCCTCCTATTCCCCAAGATAAGATTGGGGAAAACTTTGTTTGGAGAGATTGGTTTCAAAGACTAAGTGATAAAGTTTTTGGAACATTAGCTACCCAAGATGCTCACAACGTAACTATTACGGGTGGGTCTATATCTGGAATCAACTTTAACGGCATTGCTATAACCAATAGCACCGTAGACAACTCTCCTATTGGATCAGACATTCCTTCAACAGGAAACTTTACTTCTGTTAGTCTTAGCAATCCCCTTGCAGTTGTTTATGGTGGTATTGGAGTTAGTACTGCTCACATTAACTACGTCTTTGCTGGCCCTGCTTCTGGTAGTACTGGTGCTCCTACGTTTCGTGCTCTTGTTGCCAATGACATTCCTAGCTTAGCGTATGCACCTCAAACTACTGGCACATCTATTTTGTATGGCAATGGTAGTGGTGGGTTTAGTAACGTAACTATTGGGTCTGGTGTATCGTTTGTTGCTGGTACGTTGAGTGCTACAGGTACAGGTGGAACAATTACATCTGTAACAGCTACTACGCCCTTAGCATCTAGTGGTGGCACAACTCCCAACATAACTATTCAACAGTCTAGTGGCAGTCAGTCTGGGTATTTGTCGTCAACTGATTGGACAACTTTTAATAGCAAACAACCTGCTGGAACTTACGTTAATTCCGTAACAGGAACAGCTCCAGTAGTGTCGTCAGGTGGAGTAAATCCAGCCATTAGCATGGCTGCTGCTACCACATCTGTAAGTGGCTATTTGACTAGTACTGATTGGAATACTTTTAACGGGAAACAACCAGCAGGTACGTATGTTAATTCTGTATCTGGAACTACTGGACGCATAACCAGTACTGGAGGAACAACTCCCGTTATTGATCTTGCAAGTGGTGTAGCTACAGCAGGCACTACCGGGTCTTCTACATTAGTTCCAGTCATTACTATTGATACGTATGGTCGTGTTACTAGTATCACTACAGCAGCTAACCCACAAGGTACTGTTACGTCTGTAACGGGCACTGCTCCTGTTGTGTCTAGTGGTGGATCTACACCAGCCATCTCTATGCCTGCGGCTACTACGTCTGTCAGTGGTTATTTAACTTCTACTGATTGGAACACGTTTAATAACAAAGGATCTGGTACTGTCACTTCGGTGACTGGTACTGCACCCGTTGTTTCTTCTGGAGGTACTACTCCTGCTATTAGTATGGCAGCAGCCACTACTTCTGTTAGTGGGTATCTCACATCAACCGATTGGAATACGTTTAACAATAAGCAACCTGCTGGTGCATATTTAACGGCTGTAACTGCTGATGCACCTCTAACTGGTTCTGGTACGTCTGCAAGCCATCTAAGCATTCCTGTAGCTACTTCTAGTGTTAATGGGTACTTGTCTTCTACAGACTGGTCTACGTTTAACAACAAACAAGCTGCGGGTACATACGTAACGTCATTGACTGTTACTAGTGCTAATGGTTTTGCTGGTTCTTTTACTAGTGGGGCTACACCTGCATTAACTGTATCTACATCTATTACGGGACTATTGTTTGGTAATGGCACAGCTATAGCTGCTGCAACTATTAGTACTCCTCTTAGTTACTCTGCTGGTACGTTAAGTATTACGCAATCAACTACTAGTACTAACGGTTATCTAAGCAGCACAGACTGGAACACATTTAATAACAAACAAGCTGTCTCAGCTCCTGTTACTAAGACTTCTGACTTCACTGTTGCTGCTACAGACTTGTGGCTTATCAACAACAAATCAGGTTCTACTTGTACAGTAACTTTGCCTACTGCTTCTACTAACACTGGTCGAGTACTGAACATTCAAAACTATCAGGCCCAAACCGTTGTGTCTGCTTCTAGTAACGTTGTGGCTATAGCTGGTGGAGCTGCTGCTACTGCCATTCTTAATGCTGTTGCTGGTGATAGATGTACGCTTGTGTCTGATGGTACAAATTGGATTACTACTGACTACACACCTAACAACATCCTTCTGTTGGAGTAACTAAATGATCTTTTCTGAAGCTGGTTTAGATGCTCTTAAATGTACTCAAGGTTTTAGATGTAAACCTTGTGCTAATGTTGTTGGGTACGGACATCAGATTGTCCCGGGTGATGGTGTTGTTCCTAACGGAGACATCATTACCTCGTCTAAAGCTATGGAGCTTCTAAAGAAAGATGTGATCCCAGTTGTAGGGGCTGTTAACAACCATGTTATTAAAAACATTAGTCAAAACCAATTTGATGCTCTAGTAATACTTGCGTACAATCTAGGAATTGAAGTTGCTGCAATCGTACTACGTACTATGAATGCTGGTGACTTTATTGGGGCTGCTGAGCAATTCTTAGTATTAAGTCGGCCCATTGAGCACAAGTTGTTTGTAACAACAGATGCTTGAACTTCCTGTATTGTTAGCTAATGCCAGTATTCCTTGGCCTAACACAGACTCCAAGATAGTTTTAGTCTGTCGAGAACTCAAACCAAAAGACACCTACGGTGCAAATGAGTTTATTAAAGACGGAAAAATTTGTAGATGGACTTTAGAAACAATTAAACCGAAGACACAACCATGATTGATCCTATCACCGCTTTTGCTACTGCCCAAGCTGCCATCAAAGGCGTTAAAGCCGCTATTCAAATGGGTAAAGACCTGAATAGCATGAGTGGTGATTTGATGAAGTTCTTTGAAGCTAAAGATACAGTGGCTAAAGCTGCTGCTGCTCCTAAGAAAAGTACTTTTGGCAAATCAGATACAGCTCAGGCATTTGAGACTGTGATGCACGCTAAGCAGTTGCAAGATGCTGAAGACGAATTGAAACAGATGTTGATCTGGAGTGGTCAAGCGGATGTGTGGCACGCTATTGTTCTTGAACGTAACAACCTAATTCAAAAACGTAAGTCTGCTGAGATTGCAGAAGAGAAAGCTAAAGCCAAGAAAAAGAAAGAAATTGAAGAGGCTGCTGTGATGGTGCTCTCAATTGTTGCTGCTGTTTTGTTTCTTGGTTTGTTAGGTTGGGGTTTATCAGAATACGTTTTGTTTATGAAGGCATAACATGAAAACTGTAGCTCTTGTTCTGTTAGTTATGTTTGCAGTAATAAGCTGTAAAGATAGTTACCGTTATCAATGTCAGAACCCAGATAACTTTGAGACTCCATCTTGTTCTAAACCCAGATGTGAGTTTGATCAAACCTGCCCTGAGTATCTTGTAGCCCCTGTGTTGGAGAAGAAAATTGGACAACCAAAGACTGACCGCTGAAGAGATTGAAGTACGGGTATGGGCTGTAACAGTCTTTGCCATTACGTTGATCCTATTTGGGATCGTAGCTTCACTGTTGTACTCAGTGACCTTTGTGGTACAGCCTATCAAGAGTATGGCTCCAATTGACCAAGCCTATACTAAGATGCTCAATGACATTGTGTTGTTGATTGTTGGTGGTATAGGTGGTGTGGTTGGTAAACGTGCTGTTAGCCAAGCTGCACAAAGAATAGCTCCTTCACCTTCTCCTGTGCCTCCATGTCAATCTATGTACGGGCAACCGTGGAGCAGTCCTGTGCAACAGACTACACAGCCCTTTGGAGGTTTACCTGTTTGGACTAACCCTCCACTAGACGAATCTTGGACTCCACCACCCCCGCCTACTACACCTCCACATCACCTAGAATCCGATGAGGAACGTGAGTTGTTAGCTACTGCTCGTGAGGAGGTAAAAAATGCCTAGTGTTTTTTATACGTGGGTTATTGCTGGCCTAATTGCTCTTGGTGCAGCGTTGGGTGTTTACGAACATCATGCTGGTTATGCAGAAGCTGTAGCAGACATGGAAGCTAAAGTTGCTAAAGCTAATGAGCAAGCACGACAAACAGAAGAAGTTCTTAGTAACACATTGTCCGATACGTCTACTAAACTACGAAAGGCCCAAAAAAATGCTGACAAATATGCTGCGAAGCTTAAGCTTGATGTTGGTGATGGCTCTCTGCGGCTGTCAATCCCTGTTAGCCCCCAAGGTTGTGTACAAGCCTCCGCAGATGCCCCCGTTACCAGCGGAGATAGCGGAAGTACAAGAGCCGAACTTGACCGACAGACTTCTCAAGATCTTATCTCCATCACAGAAGACGGTAACGCAGCCATCCGTAAACACGCAGCCTGTGTCGCAGCCTACAACGAAGTAAGAGAGCAACTCAATGCTAAACGTTAATCAAGTAGCTCAGTTACATATTGATGTAGTGTGGACAGACGCACTAAATGAAACGTTCCAAAGGTTTGGCATTGATACTCCTGAACGCCAAGCTAGTTTCATTGGGCAGTGTGGGCATGAGTGTGGCAACTTTAAGATCCTAGAAGAGAACCTTAACTACAAAGCTGAAACACTAATGAAGCTTTGGAAGACTCGTTTTCCTACACTTGAGATTGCCAACCAGTATGCTAAGAACCCACAGAAGATTGCTAACAAAGTCTATGCTGATCGCATGGGCAACCGTGATGAATCTTCTGGTGACGGGTATCGTTTTCGTGGCAGGGGCTGTATTCAGCTTACTGGTCATGCTAACTATTATCATGCAGGCACCGCTTGTGGTGCTGATTTTGTTATGCAGCCTGATCTGGTCGCTACGCCAAAGTTTGCAGCGATGACTGCTGGGTGGTTCTGGTCTACGCACAACTTAAATCAGTTTGCGGACTCTAAAGACTATGCCACTATGACTAAGCGGATTAACGGAGGCTTGATTGGTCTAGACGAACGTGTGACCCACATCAACCAAGCTCTCCGTGTTATTAATAACTAACGAGACTGTCGAATCTCTAAGCACTCAATGAGCTTTTCAAGGTAGTGCTTAGCTTTAAGAACGTCTTGTATACCGTTCTTGTCTTTGTATCGGGCAATGTATTTAATTACGTTGCCTCGTAAAAATCCTTCAAACTCTTCTGGGGTCATCCAAGACTCCATAGCTGTCCACGGTTGTACAGCTTTATCTTTGTAGTGGCTTCCGCCAACTTGTATATCACTTGCGAGAGGCACGGGTTTTCCTTTCTGGTTTAGGGCAATTGGGGGGCGGTACTACTACGCACCATACAGCACTTAAGTATTTTTGAGTACCACGAGTCTGCCATCGGTCAATGTAAGTGTCCGGCATATTTCTAAGTAAGGTGCGAATAGTATCTTGTGGAGCATTAGTTACAGCGTGGATCTGTGATGTAGTTAGACCATCAGGATATTGTCGCAATGCTGCTCGCACTTCTTTGTTATAGCTATACATTAAGTGTTCTTCTTCTTACAAACATAGTTTGGGTATGGCTGCATATAACCGATGCCCTTACTTGCGTCAATGTATTGATAGACGTAGTACCAACCATCCTGTACCAAGTACCCACCTTGCTGCTCGCAGCTAGGCTCACACCCTGCAAGGAATACGCAAAGCATAAGTAGTTTCATGTGTTACCCCTTGCTCGGATAGTGGTGGCTGCTTCCAGCTTTGTTATCCATGCTCCATTGCGCTCCATGTCTTCACACACCTTCGCACAAGCCTCACGTTCATCGGCACGGATGAGGTCGGCGAACTTTTGTAGCGCATCCTCGGTAAACTCAATGCATTTCATGCCGTTGTCGTATTTTGTGTTGTATACATCAGGCATCATTTCGGCTACTTTATTAACAAGTTCAATGTCTCGTTCGTTCATGGTTTGTTCTTTTCCTTGAGTTTGGAGTCAACGGCTTGCACAAAGTCATGTACAGTGCCGCTTGTATCCATATCTAATTGTGTTATCTCTTCTTCTGTCAGACCTACCCACGGGCGCTGAGGCCCCATTGTTTTCCCGTCAGCGACACGCTTTACTTGCCCGGCATCCCAAGCGCGGTAGAACTCTTCTTCAAATCCGTCTTTACAGTTCATGTGTTCTTCTCCTTGAGGACGGACTCCGCACTTATTGCTGCTTGGAGTTTGGTTAAGCAAGACTGGTTGATTGCCGAAAAATCTTGCTCATCCAGCCCTACCCACGGGCGCTGGGGTGGGGTGGCGTAGAGTGGAACATCGTAATCACCCTCTTCATCTGCATGGGCTTCAGGCGATATGCAATCGTAAATTGCACCGGCATTGTTTCTGTATCCCCACGCCACAGGCTCCTGCGCTGGCTGTGCTAGGGCTTCTTTGATTGCGGTGAGGGCTTGAAATTGTTGGTTCAACATTGATGCAGTAATTGAATACTTTCCTTCCAATGCCTCTAGAGCCATCTTCAATGCTTCGTCTTTAGTCATTACATACCTTTGCTCTTGATAGACAGGAAATTGTTAGCTCCTCGTCGTACTGGTTGGTCGTTACTAGGAACATATACAGGCTGTTCCCACACATTGATTTGTGGTGGCAAGGCTTCGTGTGGATCTCGTTCTCGTGGTGTGTAGAACCCACTGATGTACTTGTGAGGTAGTTTGTCTCCTAGCTTGTTAGGTACGTGCCCTAATGTTGCTTCAGGGTTAACTCTTGTTGCTTGTTTCTTTAGGTTAGGGTTGCCTGCTGGTAAGTTCATTTGTTCTCCTTAACAAAGACTCCATTAGGCAACAACGTACCTTTACGATTTTTGATCTCATCGTAAGCTGCGTACATACACTCAACAAGGTTGATGTCTTTCAATGCACAGTAGTTAATTAGACACACCATAACATCACCAACACCATCCTTAATGCCTGCCACATCTCCTTTGATAGTGGCATCTGCAAGCTCACCCATCTCACTGAAAGCTTTCATTAGTTGTGTAGTTGCTGTTGAGTTAGGAATGATCTTGCGTGCTTCAGACCACTGAATGATCTTCATTTCTACATCTGCGTAAGTGCTCATAAATCTTTTTCTTCGTCTAAGTAATGTTTGTACTGCTGTGCTCTACGCTTAGCGTCTAGCAACACCTTTTGTTTGTTGTCCTGTTTACGAGTGTTCCAATCTTTCTTAGCAAGTTTCTCTTCAGTAGACTGGTAGTACTTGCTATGTTTAGGTTGTTTGATAGTCATGTTGCAATTACAGATGCTTAAGAATGTAGTTAGACCAATGCTCCGTGTTAGTGAACACACATGCGTCTAAACCATTCTTAGCGCACCAATCTAAATAGGTTGTCTTGCTTTTCTTAGACAGTCCTTGGTTACGTTGAAACACATAGAGAATTTGAATCTCTGGATGTTGTTGTTTGACAAGCAAAGCTTTCTTTCTGTCTGCTCCTGTCCATAGTCCTTTGGTTTCTATGTAAACGTTCTTAGTAACAGTGAAGTCAGGTGTGTACGTGTGATTGCTTGCAGGAATAACGTACTTAATCTTGTCTTGTTCGTATCCCAAGATCCAGCCTTTAGCTGTTGTAGCAGCTTGGAATTTTGATTCCAAACCACTACGGTAGCCTGCTGGGTTATGTCGCTTAGGTCTGGGCATTACGTGCTTCTCGTACTTGCATATAGATGTCTGCCCAATTGAAACAAGACTCAACAACTTTAGTAGCTGTAGTCTCTCCCTCTCCAATCATTTTAAGAACTGCGTCTTTGGTTGCTAGTTCTGTGAGTACTGCAATACACACGTACTCTTTCATAGTCATGTGTTGCATGTTGACATCTTTAATCATGCTTGTTTCCTACTTTGAAAAAAGTCTTTAGTGTGTTCTACGTAGCTGTCACGCATGTTTTGGTAGATATGAGGATCTTCAATGATCTTAAAAACTACCATGCGTGCCAACTTTTCTTTGTGTTTGTAATCAAACGCATACGCTGTTGCAGCTACAGCCCATACAAGAAGTACCAAGTCTGCAAAACTAAATTCAATCATGTTCCCGCCTGTTCTGTGGTTGTGTTGCCGTGTTGTTCCGTGGGGAACAACCCGGGTGTTGTGGGATCTCCGCTGCGCGGAGCTGTTGGCGGTTGCCACATAT